ATCTTTGTAATAATTTTTGCTGGACGAATGACTGGTGGATCAGCAAAGTAATCTTCCATGAGTTCAAATCCCATTGATGTGGTCTTGTATTTCTTGATTTGACCCTTTCCAGACTTACTCATGTAATGGTGTTGTTCCCAGTCTTCTTCGCAAATATTCAGTGCATTGAATTTAATGTCGACTTCAAATTGAACTTCACTGATATCGTGCACTTGATCCGTTCCAATCCATGTTTCGCCATCCGTACCGCGAATAATATCATCAACTGACATTTATGCATCCTTTCTACTGCATGTAAGATTTCACATAGAAATCTTCACCACAGTTTGGCACTTTGATATTTTGCATCAAGAACACTAGGGTTCCAACGCAATTCAACTTCACTGTTGCATCATCCCAATCAACTGCATCAGCTTTTCCGATTGACAAGTTAGCAGCACGTTGTGCTTCAATGTCAATGTACGCTTTGTTCTTGAAACTTCTGTCTAAAATTCCATCATTGGTAAGTGATGCTAGGTATCCATCAATTGCTGGGAGAAGTAGCGCCTGGTTGTCAGGCGTGTTTTTGAACGCACCTTTGTATTCATCGTCAATCGTTGTTGTCACATCGTTGTAAATCAAATCCAGCGTTTCAACGATTGTAATAAACTTGTGGTCATCCGTTTGACCATCACTTAGAGTCTGCAGCGAGTTCACACCGCGTCCCACTCTTACTTTTCCTTCGTCATTGTAGAGAATGAACCCACCATCATTAATGGCAGTATCACGGTCTGCAACTTCCTTTACAGAATCATAACGTCCAATGTACCCATAGACCATAGACTTTGTCAGCGGTGTAACTGCTGCACGCGCTGCCAAATAATGTGTTTCAAGGTTCCCAGCCGTTGCTTCAGACTCACCAGCAAGCGTCACTTCGTCATTCATGAAATTCACAATGTGCATATCATCTGGCGCGACTGCCTGATGCACCACCGCTTTAACTGTTTTCATACGCACTGTATTGTATGATTTGACCCATGTTACCAGTTCTTCTTGGTCCGCAGCGTCACCGCCAGCGATTGCCACCCAGTCGACCTTTATAGCCTCGAACACAGTAAACGCATCTGTAATCGGAGCAGTTGTGTCCACCCGTGACACAATCAACTCACTCACACCACACGAAAGTACATCTTTGATATACTGAACGTTCTCAGCTGTAAAATTCGCTTCTACAATATCTGATGATGTCTTGATGCTTACTTTGTCAAAAGTTTGATCCGTATCGTCAACAATTACAATGCCAACTACCCCACGACTTGATCTCGCAATAGCAGTAACGGCCTTTTTCTCAAAAGCTACTTCAATTACAGGCATTCCAATAGCCATATTGATGCCTCCTTCCTGTTACTTCATATAAGTTTTAATAGTGATATCTTCCATGTAATTCGCATCATCCACTTGAGGTTCAATGCTCTCATATGTTTCAAATTCAATGTCACAGTGCAGTACCTTGTCAGTCACCCTGCATGAACAACCCTGATCTGTATGAATCAAATCATCACCGACTTGAATCTTCATGCCTTCGCTGAACTTACGTTCCAACTGATCCATGATTTCAAATAGTTCAATGTCATTTTCAGTGCGGCTCATAGGAAAATAACTCAACCGCAGTGTAAACGTACGTTTTCTACGATTTAAGCAAATGACTGCACTCTTAGGTGCAATGAATTCCATGAAAAAAGAAGGCCTGTCAAAGCCTTCTGTCACATCATTGCTGGTTACGTGAACACCTTCAAAACTTGATTGTAAAGTGCTCGTCATAGCAAGTACTATATCTTTGTATGTCATTAATCCAACCCGCTTTTCCCGATTGCTTCAGCAACAAAGTCTTCTGCATTCTGATTGAATGTGTCTTTGTAGGCTTCGCTGGCATTCGCAATAACGTGTTTCCCTTTAACGAATCCGCGCTCTTTGCCATCTTTCCCAACAATGATATGGCCATCTTCAACCAAATGCCCATGATTCGAGTCATTTATTGTTTTCGCGTAGGTTCGTTTGTTTTTAGTTTTGGCTCTTTCATATTTGAATCCATCAAAATAACTCCCGGTATGCTCTTCAACAACATTCTCAGCTTCTTTACGCGCTTCATCTCTTAACGCCCTAGCTTCGCTATTGAGGAACTTCTTTTGTGTTTTGTCATCTACATTTTCAAGCAACACCCCCAAATCATTCCCGAAATCTTCAAATGTATAAGCCATCACTCAATCACCACTTTGCACTTAAACTCCCAAAATGAATTGTTTTTATAATCAGGTTGAAAATACTCAATTTCTAGTTTGAGGCCATCATGCATAAAGTACATGTTGCTCGTTGGTGAATCTATGCTCTTTTTTCTACATCTAATTTGATGAGATAAAAAACCAATTGTCTTGCCATCTTCGCTTTCTACTGCATTTCCACCAATCACTTTCACTTCTGCCCAAATGGTCTTCAGAAATTCAAACGAGTTAGTATCTTGACCAAGTTCATTTTTCTTTTGTACGGGACCAAAAACCTCAATTCGTTTATTCAATCTAAGTTTCATCGGCCACCTCATATACACCATATTTCAGCTGAGCGAATGTCATTTCTGCAATTTCGTTAATTTTCTCTTCATTACACGTTAGAGACCTATTATCATACATCTCTCGTGTAATCATTAAAGAGAGCAAGTCAAATTTAGACTTAAACCGTTCATTTGACTTGCTAACTTCATACTTTTCAATTCCAACTGCATCAATCACAACTGCGTCCGCAGCACTTTTACAGAGAGTGATAAATACGTCATCGTCAAAGTCAATCTGTAAAAAATCTTTAATTTGAGCAAGTTCCACGCTTCATCACTCCTTAACTAAGACTACTTCTTCCCTTCCGCTGCTCTTTCAACCGAATCTACCACAGCCTCATCCGCTATTTGTTCAGCCTCCGCCTTTTCCGATGCGCTCTTTCTTGCTACTTTCACTTTTTCAGCATAGCCAAAATCAATAAGCTTCTTTGCGAGTTTATCCGGCAAGTCTCGCTCCTCGTCCTTTTTAAAATCTTTGTAACCAGGACCAGTGCACTCAATTTTCGCTTTAACGACCATTACTTACCTCCCTTATTAGACATAAAAAATAACGCCCATTAAGCGTCATTATCCATTTTCGAATTCAATTTACGAAATTGTAAGCTGCCCATATACAAATGCTTCATCGTCAAGAGTCTGCACATCTTCACGCTCAAGTGCCCTCATTAGCGTTAGGTCATTCTCAAATGCATCCTTGCCTTCAGTTGAAGTCTTAACCGTTACCACCTGACGATCAAACATTACGATGGCCATTTCAAGGTCACCAATGATCAGAGGCGCCTTCACCCCAACAGTTTCATCATTAGGAAGAATAGAATTGTCATAAACATGTACAATTTTCCCTCCAATCTGCTTCTTTGTTGGCTCTCCTACGACTGGCTGAAGAATATAGTTGCCATCTGTATCCTTCATCTTATCTAGCAAGTTAAATCCTGATTGATTCGTTACATAGCAGGCATGTTTAGCATTTTCAGTGTTTAGTGTTTCGTTGATAGCATCTTTGATGTCATCGTGATTCTCAATAGCAGTTTTTGCTTTATTGTTAAGCTCAGCGAGGATTAAAGAGTTTCGCAACTCACGGGAATCATTACCAATCCATTCGTTCAGCTCTGCAATCATATCTTGATCTGAATCCGAGTCAAGTTCATTTGTGATATCATAGATTGCACCATATTTCGTTACCGAATAAGTCAGTTCGCGATAAGTCGGAGTCGGCTTTGTTTCAATTGTAGAACCTTCGCCAATTGCAACGAAGTTCGTACCACCCGCTTTTCTGATGCGGATTGTTTTCTTTCCTTCGTTAGTAGTAACTTTCTTAACCGTGACTAAGTTCTGCAGTGCATCGCTTGCTTCTCTCAACTTGATGATAGATGTATCTTCATCAAATGGCACCGTCGCACCACCATCAGCAACAGTTCCCTCTTTCAACTGCGCTTTGATTTCCAGTTTCTCATCTTCAGTCAACGCTTCACGGCGAACATACTTTGCAAACACTTCATTATATCTGCTCTGAGCTTCAGGCTCTTCACCTACAGCTGGAACAATCGTCTTTGCTTCTTCTTCTTGAAGTCTCGCTTGCACTTGTGCTTCCTCTTCAACCTCTTCCTCTTCAGCGATGGCAAGTTGAGCTTTCAGCATCTCGATTTCACTTGTTTTCGCTTTTACCACTTCAACATCAGTGGATGCCATCGCTTCTTCGCGAAGTTTCTTAATCTTATTCTTGATTTCGACTGATTTTCTCATTCATTTTCCACCTTTCATTACATACAAGTAAGTTCCATTTTCAACTTCAACAGCTCAATGTTTTCCTGAGTCCTACTTTCTGGCTCAAGCTGACTCGCTTTTTCAATGAGGTTCTTAATGCGGATCGGAACATTCTCATACCCTTTAAGAACTTCAATCTCCTCAAGTGATGCCTGGATGTTTTTGTCTTCATTCAAAATTTCAAAATTGAAGAAATCTGCCATTTCAGCAGCGTTAAACCAATGATCCTTTCCATCATCGAGTTTCTGTTTAAGTTCCTCAACAGTATGACCTTCTGCTATACAACTTTCATAAATTGGAATCATGACATCTTCTTCAAACTTTTCAAGCATACTGATGGTTTCTGCATGGCGAACTCTATTGCCATAAGAAGGTAGCATCGGCAAATGAACCATTAACAAGCTGCTTTTATAGCAATAGCGATTCGTAGAAACTAGCGGAAATAATGACGCACAACTTGCACCAATACCATCTAGATATGCATTAATAGTTATCCCTCGCTCCATCGCTCTGATCATTACGGCAATAATACCTTGGGAAGCAGGCAAAGAACCACCCGGACTATTAATATACATATTGGCCATTCCAGTATCACTTAGATTGTCAAAGGCTTCTCTAAAGTCATTAAGTATGACATCGTCATCATCCCATTTATCTGATCCTGAAACGATTACACCATACACCCAAATTTCTGCTAAATCCTCTGTTTGATTTTTCACTTCAATCATGGTTTTTTTCATTCTGAATCACCTTCTTTACTCCACTGCTGTCCCGCCATTTTTGCAGGCATGTAATTGCCATTGCCAATTAACTCATCGCCCCCTTCTTTCCACTCCTTATCTTCCTCTTCTCTGACTTCGTTTGGTGTTAAAATCATATTATTGACCGCTTTTGAATACGTTTCAATCCGTTCTTTAAAATCGCCACGTAGCAATATCCGAACGTCAAATTTGAATCTAACGCCATCGTACTTGTCTTTCTCGCTCAGAAGCTTCGAAGTCAATTCCTGTTCATAAACCGTCAATACAAACAACAATGACCCTTTGTACCACAATTGCTCTTGAACACCAGAATTTGCGAAATTTCCATTCTCAAAGTCATTTATCTGTTGAGGTGAAAGTCCAAATACGCCAGCGATTTGAGTTGAATTGTATTTATTCAATTCTAAAAACTGCGAATCAGTGAGTTTTGAGCTCAAATTTTCAACGTCCATCCCGATTGGTATAGGTAAATACTTCCCAGTACTTTCGGCATTGAATGATTCCATTTGTTTAATCAATTCACGTTCAGCTTTTGGGTCCAGCTTTCCAGTATACTTAATTACGATGTTGTCCCCAACCATCCCGCTTTCTGAAAGTTTCTTGAGAAACTCATTGTTGTTCAAATTACGCTCGATATAACTTCCAATCATATCAATCGCTGGGACACCTACAATTCCAAGACCACCTGATGAGTGCCAATTTTTGAAATGAAGAACATCATCACTGCGCAGCAACACTGGTTCGCTTTTTTGCGGCCTATACTGATACCAGACTCTGTATGATGATCCAAGCAATCCTTTGTCATCCACATAAACTGTCACATCATTATCAGGCAGAATTCTAAAAGCTCTCACATCGCCCTTTGCATCTCTTTTCACATAAACATAACAATTGCCCTTATGATTTCTGTTATATTCTACGTTCGCCCAAAAAATAGCAGCTGTTTGATACTCGTTTGGCTGAACCGTTAGAAGATAAACAAGGTTGTTTTCAATTTTCCGTTTCCCACCCTTTTCGCCTTTTTCGTATAACCATACTGGCAGCTTACCGATGGTTTCAGAAAGTATTTTCAGGCACTTGTAATATGTGATTTCCTTCTCTTTACTGCTTATATCAGGCAGTAAAAGTGATAAAAATGATGATTCTGAGACAGTCAAGTTGCGAACTTCTCCCTTGAAACGGTCTTTAAGATAGCCCATCATTTCACCTTTCTTTCAGGCAGTGCAAGCAAAACACTCGCAATTCCACACAAAACAAACCCTAAAACATAAAAACCAACCACTTTATTTATCAAAAAACTTGCTTTTATGATAAAAATGAATCCAAAAACGAAAAAAAGCTCGCTTATATTTGAAATAAACCAACCTAAACTCCTCTTCATTCGATTCATAAGCTCAAATTTATGCTTATTCCGCTTTTTCTTCACTTGAGCCCTCCTTAAATCTTTCAAACCAGTTTTTAATACTTTCTGACGTGTGTTCACGTTGAGCAGATGCTCCTGTATTGAACATCGCACGACTAAGCGCCATTAACATTGCAATAATCCCATCAATCTTATTTTTAGACTTTGATTTATCGTATTTCTTATTGCCGTGGGCATCTTCAGTTGCCACAACATTGCCTGCCATCCAAGTCAACAGCTTATTTTCTGCAATAATTAGCCGCTCATCTAATAACATGATCTCAAAGTCTTTGATAATTGGACTCATCGACTTATAACCCTGACCAAACTCTGCAACAATATAGTGCTCTTCAAGTCGCTGTCTTATATCTCCAGATCCCCATCTATCAAATACGATTTCATCATTCTCAAACGCATACTTCGCATCATTATCACCAACATAATTGAATAATTCTTCATTATTCACATAAGTACCATTCAAAAGTATCAGATCACCTTGAGCAGCATACACATCATACCGGACTTCATCTCTTTCAGCTCTTGTATGCAATGTATCCGTAGGTGTAAATAAGTGCGGATATATGATGAATTGGTCTTTTTCTTCATCGTAAAAGACCTGGACAAATGCTACAATATCTTGAACATAAGCCATATCAAGCCCACCCCAGTATTTCATACCTTTAAGGTCGTTTAAATCTACTGGTTTTATGCACTTTCTCCAAAGTTCAAGATCAATGGCATTTTCGCCGTTGATGGCCACATGCTGATTAAGATAGAAACGCCTTGCTTCAGCTTCAAAACTCTTAATCCGACTTGCTTTTTTCATAAAATCTATTAGATCTTTGAATTTTCTAAATATCCCCAGTGCTGGATTGGCTTTGATTTGTTGCTCTATGTCCATTAAGTCACAATCTTTATCAGCTTCATAGATTGCAGAATAAAACGCCTCATCTTCAAACTCGCCTCTTTCAATTGCCTTAGCGTAGTTATAAAGCTCCATCTCTAAGTTATGCGGGTTGCTCCCGCTGGATGCTGTAGTGGTACAAAACAGTAACGGATCGTCCCACAACCCCATACCAGTACGCATTTTTGTATATGCATCATTATTCTTATATTCGTGAACTTCATCAAGAACAACGCAATACGCCGCATAAGAGTCGAGTCCTCCACCTTCATTCGATAATACTCTCAGATAGCTATTTGTTGATTTCCGAAACATCAATTTCTGAGATTCTGTAATCTTCACATGCTTCTTGAGTACTTTATGATTCTTAATCATTAAGTGAATTGTTCTGAACAGGTTCATTGCTTGCTTTTGATCATTGGCAATAATTATGTATTCAGCCCCAAATGTATCATCTGTAAAATAGAGATACACCATAATCCAGGCTACCAATGAACCTTTGCCGTTTTTTCGGCTAATATCTAAAAGACCCTCGCGATGTTTGCGAAGGCCGGTATCTTTGCTTTTCACACAAAGTATTTCAGTCACAATTTCGAACTGAAATAAAAGCGGTTTAATTTTTTGACCTTTTTTGCCTTTATCAAGTTCTAATTTTGTGATGAATTTATAGAACTTTCGTGCTTCATCCGCATCATAAAAACACTTGTCATCATCCCACTTGCATTGCAAACGCTTGATTTCAACTTCAAGGTCATACTCAACTTGAACAATTCGATGCATCTCTAATCGTTCTTTAAAGTTCACAGCCCCCCCCTCCCCTAAGAAATCATATTTTCCATTTCCTCATCATCGGGATCAATCGGGATAACTATGTCTTTCAGTTTTGCGCGTTCACGTGGTGTTAACGCAAATTCTTTTACAAAACTCAACATCGCTTTCATGCTATCTCGCGCAATCGAAATTTCTGGAATCTGCTGTCTGTATCCAGAATCAGTTTCAAAACATAGTTCTTTGTTTTTCTTGATAGCAACTTCAGCTTGTATCCACCGCTGATAATTTGCACAAAGTGCTATTAGTGAAATCTCATCGCCATTTTTCCATTTTCCTTCTTCATAAAGCATGTTCGCTATTTCATAGTATTTATCTTTCGCCGGCTTTTTCAAAAAAGTTGGCGGCTTTGCAATCGGATTCGTAATCTGGTCCAAGAAACCACCCCTTTCGAAAAATCCAAAAAAACTTACACGAGAATATGGAGTCGGTGTTCAGTTTTCTTTTTAAAACCTTTTTGTACCCCCTACCCCTTTTAAAAACAAGCAGGATCTACATTCCAAACTCACTTTCAAACCTCTTCAGATACTCAAATAGAACCGATTGAAGTCGCTTCTTTTCTTCTGCACTCTTTAAATATTCCAAATGAATCTCTGTATGGCTGGCGTTCGTTAGCCATATGAGATTGGTAATGTCAAAGATTCTATCTTCATCGTCCTCAATCTCGATGATGTGGTGACTCAAGTTTCCTTTTCTTATTTTTCCATACTTGTACATTTGATAGATATCAATTGCATTCGTATTGTTCTTACACTCTTTAGTGAGCCTTTTCCATCGTTTATCAGCATAGATAGTTGCATTCTTTCGATTGAATTTATCGTAATGCTGAGTGGCTTCCTTACGCTCACGCCTGACTTTCACAGCACACTTGGTGCACATTTCCAAGTCATAAGGTATTAACTTTCCACATCTGCAAATTTTAGCTCTTGGCATATACATCACCAAATCAATCTATAAAAGACACCCACAAAGGTGTCTATAGTAATCGTATGTATTCTCCTACAACGCGATAGAGAGCCAGTATGCACTAGCTCTCTTGCGGGGCTTAATCGGTCAAGGAGGGTATTCAAACTTGTTACTTTATTACTTATTTCAAGTATACTCTCATTTCTGCATGTTTTTGTCTAATCTTTGTCTAGTGTTTGTCTAGCTGATGTCTAGTGATTGTCTAATGGCGACATAATTGGACCAAGCCATTCAATACTTTTATCTCTAATCGTCGCCACTGTTCCATGCGAATACCTTATTATTTCACCAATCTCTCTCAGCGATTTTTCGCGATCACGTCCGTAACCATATATTTCTTTTAAAACAACATCCGCAAACTCTTCTGGAATATCTTCAATAACTTGCGTTAATATTTCAGTTTCACCCTTCAACGCTTTCATCTCATCTTCAACAGACTCCCTTTCACTTTCCAGCAAAATTTTCTTAGAACTTAACTCTTCGTGTACTTTCATGAGTTCTTCTTCTGTTGGATTGCTTATCTTGGATGTTTGTACACCAACACCTTCGTAACTTATCCCGCTTAAAGTATCACTTAACGTATAATCGCATTTACTTATCTTTTCATTTATCACATTTAGTTTTCGAGTTATTTCAAATAAATTAGCTTCTAAGTATCTCATTCTTCTAAGACTGCTGTAGTGCGCATAAAGTCTTGATTCTACTGTTTCTTTATCCATATTTAACCTCCTAATTAAATTATTATGTCGCCTGAAGGTTTCTAACGTTTTTAAGTGTGATATTTACCGAACCGTCACCATTGTACTTATATTCGATTTTTGATGTATCGTTATGACTTTCAAATGGTGCCTTGTATGAGAATCCAGAATCTGTTTTGAATCCTTTTGACTTAAACTTCTTCGCTATGTACTTCTTGTCGATTGTAAATGCTTCATCTGTATCAACGCCCTTGCGCTCCATGCTCTCTATAAACTTCTCCCTCTTGGCATTATCAGCAATAAGCACCTCAGCAAGTTCTGCAATTTTCAACTCACCGCTGTTTATGAAAACGCTGACAAGTTCTTTTCTAAGGTCAATCGCCTGACTGATATCATCGGGCGTGTAAGATAATCTGTGTAAAGTTGAATTTGATATAATCAACTAAGAACAGATGGAGGCTTACAAACAATGGCAAAACGAAAAAAGAATCCCGCATCAAAAGAACTTATGAAACACCTTATTGAAAACTATGAAGTGAAAACAGCATTTGATGTCCAAGAAGCCTTAAAAGATATGTTTGCTGAAACGCTTGAGAACATGCTTGATGCTGAGCTTGATGAGCACCTGGGATATGATAAACACGAACATGGAGCTGCTGAAACAACTAACAGACGTAATGGAAAAACTCAAAAGACAGTACTAAGTCAACTTGGTGACGTTGAACTGACCGTTCCACGTGATCGTGAAGCAAGTTTTGAACCTCAGGTTGTTCAAAAGGGTCAAAAGGATGTCATCGGCATAGAGGAAAAAGTTTTATCTATGTATGGCAGAGGCCAGTCTCAACGAGATATTGAAGCAACCATCAATGAAATTTATGGCTTTAACATTAGCCATGAAACCGTATCTAAAATAACAGATAAGATTATTCCTCAGATTACTGAGTTTAGAAATAGAGCCCTAAAACCTTTTTACCCCTTTGTGTTTGTAGATGCTATGTTTGTACCTGTAAAAACAGAACAAGGCGCAGGACAAAAGGCACTTTATAACATGATAGGCATTGATGCCGAGGGGAAAAAAGAAGTTCTTGGATTCTGGCTTTCTGAAGGTGAAAATAGCCGTGAGTGGCTACAAATACTTGAAGAAATCAAACGTCGTGGTGTAGAAGATATACTCTTCATCTCACTTGATGGACTGCCAGGTCTTGAAGATGCCATTAATGTCGTCTACCCTAAGACTAATTTACAACGTTGCATCGTTCACCTTATGCGTAATGCAACACGCTATATTCCTCGAAAGGAATGGGTGACTTTCGCTAAAGATATAAAAGCGGTTTACAAAGCCGTAAGCCTTGATGAAGCTAAAGCATTATTTGCAGAATTCAAAACAAAATGGAGCAAATATGGAGCTGCTGTAGCGGTATGGGAAAAAAACTGGGCATCAGTCGAAAACCTATTTACCTACCCCGAAAACATTCGCAAGCTGATTTATACAACAAATGCAATAGAAAGCTATCATAACCAACTTAGAAAAGTGACCAACAGAAAAGGGGCATTCCCAAGTGAAATGTCACTCTTTAAGTTACTCTTTTTACGCATCAACGACATTCAAAGCACATGGCATAGACCTGTGCGTAACTGGGCTAAGGTGCTCAATGAACTCGTCCTTATTTTTGAAGACAGAATCACGCAACACCTTAGATACTAAATTTAATTTACACAGAGAACTTGACAGGCCCATATCATCCCTGATATGTGTTCTGAACCATTTTTCGAACTGATTCAAAACAATTCTGGTTTTATCCATATGATCTAGCACTAAGCTTCCTTGGATAAATGTCTTTTGAAAATACTCAATAAGTGACCCGTCTTCAGCTTTTAAAGTATCATCAAGCACTACTAGGTCAAATTCATCAATGCCCGGCTCTTTGAAAAAGGCTGCTCTTGAAAGCTTTTGCTTTACAGAAGGAAAGTTGATTTCCTGTGTCACGATGTCAACCGTGAATCCATCTTCTTCATATGCAATATCGTGTACGAATGATGCTTTGTACTCCATCAACATGAGTGCGAGACATCTTTGACCACCAGCTGAGAATTGACACACTACCAAGTCACCAGATGGAATGACAGGATGCTCACCCATACACTTGAACATCCATTCTGCAATTTGCTTTGAAATCTTCACAAAGTCACCTTCGTTGTACAAGCTCTTAACACCGCCATATACAACACCCGACGGATTGAACATTTTCAACTTTCTGTTCTTGTCTGTTCCAAGTGACTTGACTATGTGATGTGTCAGGAATGCGTTTATTGCCGGCGCCGGTTCAACTTCAGCATCAGTCAGTATTGGTTGATCTGAATTCTTGTCCAACACTTGCACGATGATTCTCTCAATGCCTACTTCTTCGATATTTCTTAGTTCCATAACTCCCGCTCCTTCCTGTTCCTCAATTTAGCGTAGGTTATATGTCCGCATCATCTATGCAGCCATGTGCATATACTCTTGTCCTCTCCAACACTTCTGCGTTAACAGAGAACCATTCAGATACTTGCTCGTGATCTTCATCACGCATCCTAAACATCTCAGCATTCTCGATAATCCTCTTGATGTCATTCAAGGCCTCTGCCATATCACGATTTAGCGCGGATAATTTCGACATAGGATGCTCTGGACATTCTTCGATATGCTTTTTGAGAACATCAGCCATGCTCTCTGGCACTTCGTCACTTGGTCCATATCGATGACCACAATAAACACAATTGATGTACATTCCAGATTGAAGATCGTTAATCCAACCTTTTAATCGATTGATTTCATCCTCGCGATCGTCAATTGGCTCAAATACCATAGTAAAATCTTCAGAATCAATTTTTATAATTGGCAGCATAGGTCCAGTTTTGATCTCAAGTACGCCATCCTCGTTGCGATCCACCTCACAACCTTCTCTAATTTTATATAGCATGATCAACCTCCATCAATTTTGAAAACACGTTGATTTTTCCATTCCAATACTTTATATACTCGTCATTCTGCAATCGGTTTAAATCTCTGTTTACTGTTGACTTAGAAGCTTCGAATCCCAATTTCTTTAAGTTGATTACAAACCAACTGAGCATATTAAGACCCCATATTTCATACTCACAATAAGGTGCAATGTATTTGCGTGGTACCATATAAATTCTGTCAGCTTCTTTGACTTCAATTCGCTGATTATCTTCAGGGGCTTTATCACATAATTCTTTTATGAGTTTTGCAACTGCTTCTTTTCGCTTTTCACGATCCATGTCGTACCTCCTTCGCAGTTTTTCATTTATGCATCCAAGTTTCCAATAGTTAAAATTATTACTAAAGGGTTGTTTTGTTTCATGTAGAATTTCTATCTTATGGTCGATTAGACCAAATACTTAGGAAGGGGACTATACTATGCCAAGAACAGGTGAAAAGCCAGGTGTCGGTAGTTATCAATGTACGGAGTGTCCTCAAGTCGTTGTGCTTGATGATTCTACCGACACACTGCCTCCATGTCCTTCTTGTACAAACACTGAATATGTTAAAGTTTAGAGTGTAAGAAGTTCATAATTGCTTGATCAGAATAGCCAAAGGCTTTCCCTAGCACCCAATGATCAAATATAGACTTTGGCTTTTCTGGCAGGCTCTTAAGAACTTCACCCATTAATTCAGTTTGATAAATGTACAAGTCCTTCCAAGGTTTTGCCGATTCAACAATTGATAATTTAAGATCGTAAATTCTACAGATTATATCCATACACTTCTCAATCTCATTTTCTTTTATTGTGAGGACTGCTAAAGGCTTTCCCGCCTTAACCAAGCCGCAATATGTATGGAGTTGCCCTTCTCTAAATTCATTCATCACTTTCACCTACGCTGTTTTCTCACTTTGCAGGACTCATCACAGTACACTTGATGAAATAACTGTTCGCTGTTTCAAAGTCCAGCAGCTCCTCAGATCGGCCATCGTGATTAACTGCTCTTGCACCATCGTCATCTCTTACTTGGACTTTGCTCATGCTTTCAAGCAATGGTTTCCATTCGTTGTAAGTCATCTTCCCAGCAAATCTTGACCCTGTCCATATTTCCCATTCGAAATTTGCACCAACAACATCAATCACTGCGGTTCCATAATCGCTTACCAAATTGAATATCTCTACATCACTTAATCCATCATCCAACAGAATCTCATGAATCTCAGGATTGTATGGCAATAAGACATATTCCATCCCGTCACAACTTGGGCTAGTCTCATAAACGCCATACTTCTCAATGTGTTTATTAATTCTTTCTCGAATACTCTCGCACGAAATGCATTTTTCGCTCTGTTGGTCCTTATCCATCTTGTTCAACCTCCAATCCGGCGATCATATCCCTAATGTATCGCCCTGCTTCTGATCCAACATAGTGCTTTATCCATCCCTCATCTCGATGAACACAAATTGGCACCACACAATTGAACTCGTTTATATTCAGCCTTACAGTTGCTATCCTCTCGGTATGCGGGTGAGGTTTCACCTGAATGGTACCTTCCATGTCACGCTTCGGTACTAGCGCAGCTATCAAGTCAACAATCTCTTCTTCTTTCCAGCACTTGCCCAATGAGGTGATGGCTGACTTAAAGACCGGATCAGTCATCATTCTGGTTTTAAGAGCTTCATTATGCTGAATGTACCTCTCTGCAAATCTAAAATCCATCCTTTGCCCTCTCTCTCTTATGCGCGAATCAATCTTCCTCTTCCTCAACCTTTTTTATCGGCCTTACATACTCATCACTAATTCCCATAGCACCACCGTGATCAAAGGAACCGTCCTTCCAATCCTTTTCAAATTGCTCTCTGTCGTTTTTGTAAAGGCCAAACATGCTATCTTGATGAGCGTGCCACATTGCTTCCATCATCATTGGGTCTGCATCGTCTTTCCATCCCCAGACGGAATACGAATCATCATCGTCACTCTTGCCCATTAAAAGCTCAACTCCGTTCATCGCCTGAAGAGTGTTTACAAAGTGCTGCTTGTCTTCCCTGGACAGTCCAGCGCAATACTTCAATTCAGAATCAATAGTCACCATCGATGTGTCTATCTTGCATACCCATGCTTGCTTATTCATATCAGCTTCCTCCTTCGATCCGTTTCTTATTTATGCGTAGGTCCATCTAATGATTTATGATCATACAGATTGCACAATTTCAAAGTCATGATTCCTGGCACCCCATCATTCTCCCAGGCATGTTTGACTTCTTGAGGTGATTTGAAAAAGGATTCCTCGGGCTTTAGTTGATCAATGTTATATATCGCTTCATAAAATTTTTCTTCATCTTCGACATGACAACCATAAAGTGCCGCCTTACCTGATTTATGAGGAGCAAATACTCCACCAATCCCATAAACCACTCTCAAACCTTCCAAAAATTTTGAAGCTTCATCTTGATCCGTGGTTTTAACTGTTGCCATGTATGTTTTAATTTTTGATTTAAATGTCATTTTCATTCTCCCTTCGCATAAGAATCATTTTGTGCCTTTCCTCAAAATATAACCACTGTCATATTGCATTGAAGCCGCACCCAACTCAAATCCAAGTATCACATAACCACCTTTACAGTAATCAGGATCATCAAGAATATATGTAATTCGCGCACCTATTTGACGACCAGTAAACATAGATTCTTCTGCATCCCACTCACGAAGATACAAGCCATCATCCAACTCGAAACCACGGTCATTTTTTCTAACTTCAAAAGTCTTATCCATGTTATAGACCGCTTCAAAATAGCCTGGCAGTGTTTTTAAACTATGATTCATATTCCACCTCCGCAATCATCATCTACTGTTCAATTTTTCTTTGCAAAAATCACATGTACAAGGTTTAATCATTCGTATCTGTTCCAATACTTCTTTTTGAGTATCTTGTGAAATAGTATGACATTCTTCATCAATACCCGATGCATAAAATCCATCTGCCGTATAAACCCAATATCCATCACTGTCTTGGTATAATTCATCTATCATATGATGATATTTTTTAGGCACTTTAATACTAGTTGAATTTTTCATGTAGACCTCACTTTCGCATATATCTTATGGGGCGCCGTTGAACGACGCCCGCTTCATTCGTTAATCCATGGCCAACCGATCCAGCATCTTATTGACTGCCCCTTTGTATTTCACATACTCATCAGGACTGTTTTCCTGCATATCCTCAACTACCTCAACCAGTTCATTGAACAGATTGACGATTATTTCAAATGTCGCTTTGAATTTCACAGCTCCATCCGATACTTGCAGCTTGCTTCTCAGGTTCTCCAGCTCTTGCTCAATTTCAGCAGGAATGACTTCAACTTCTTTTTCAACTTCGACCTCGATTTCAACTTCCTTAGGCTTCTTCTTCAATTCTGCTTTTAATTCTAGAATTTCTGCATCTTTTCGAGCCATATATTCTTTGAGCGTTTCCACTTCTTCTGGATCCACCAATTGAATCTCTTCATTTGCACCCGCTTCATCAGCAATTGCCTGCAGACGTTCAATTTCTGCTTTTAGTTCGTTACGTTCCGTAGCGGCATCTTTAATTTTCGATTCAAAGTCTGAAATCTCATCAACCCGCTTTTGGAGTTCAACTGCTAAATCGCTCTCTTTGTCCGTTTGTTCATCCAGCAATTTTTGGAGCTCGTTCTTCTCTTTCAAAAGCTCATTTTTTTCTTTGATTGCCTCTTCGAGTTCACGTGTTGTCATGTCCTCAATTTCATGTTCCAAAACGAAATTTTCACGTTCTTCAAAATCAAGTCTAAGCATTGCGACCGCTTGTGTATAACCCAAATCCGCAAGCGCTTGCGTTTTTGAATTTTCGAGTTGCTTCAGACCGTATTCCTCATAAATTTTTATGAGGTTTTGTGCCGTTCTGCGGCTATAATTCACTTCTGATTCCAACCAGTCATACCAGTTTCCATGGCCAGCCATTTCTTTCGCTTCCGACAGCCTTTTCCCAATCTCAATTGAGCTGTGCAACAGAAATTTGTTTGTCTGCTCTTTGATGAGATTAATCTCATGCGCTATGGTATTCATGTTCCGTTCTGTGCTACACTGCAATTCGCTCATTATATTCGCCTCCCGCTTCAGCTTTATAAATGCTTTGACCACTCAAAGACTCTACATGTTCTTTCATTTTGACTTTTTTCACTTTTTCAACGTGCTTCTTCATCCACTTCTCAGCAAATGCGTCCGCATCTGGTCTGTTCTGATTGCTTTTTCCTCTATTTTGCACGATTGAGAATTTTTCAGGATTGAACTCTACCGTTGTATAGGGCTTATTGTTTTTCCGAATCATCAGTATGATTTTTGTTCCTTCGGCCATACCTTTCGTATAAGTAAGCCCACCCACGCAATGTCTCATATGCGACCCCTCTGCAATAATCATCTTTTGATTTCTGGCCACTACAATTTTATAGGCGCCATCTTCGTAATCGAGTATTTTCCATTTTTCAAAAGTTGATATAATGCCGGCGTTAATCGCTTCATCTTTTTTGCTCTGGATAACTGCTGTATATTCCCGATGACGTGCTTCAAGACTCTTCGGAAACAAGAAGTATGATTTTTTTAAATCGACCTCAAGTTGTTCGCACTGATGCAGGTAGTCTCTCCAGGTTGTGGCTATGTCTCTCTCGCTTCGTGTATTTGTCGTATTTGCTTTTATAAAATTGATAGCTTTGTTTGGTGTCGTATACTTTAGGAGCTGCGTGAATGTTTCCGTATGCACCTTATTCAGGACCCATTTAACCTGCTGATCTGTCATATTGTGCTTCAGTTCTTCCAGTATCGATAGAAATTCAATTTGTCTGAGTCCAAATTTCAGCTTTATAGCTCTGGTCAAAACTTCTTTACTGAGTCCTAGCCGCTTCTTGTGCATATTGATAACGCCACCAACACCGCCTCACCCGGTATACCTGTCTATGATTTCACCAAGTAGTACATTTGCTTTCATCTTGCTCAGCATTTCTATAGCTGGATATGTTTCATAGGTGGATAGATAATCCCCAATATTAAAATGCGACTCTGTGTAGTGACCAATACCGCTGTACTTCCATCGTGTTTTTTTTATTAGTCGCTTTAAATTACGCTTGTAAACAAAAGTCTTGGAAATTCTTAATAGCTCTTTATTAAAAAAAGTGCTCCGTTTCTTCTCTTTTCGCCATACCTCGCACCCATACTCATAATCCCAAAGTAATTCGTAACTTTGCCACTTCACTTTTCCGTTCTTTTGAATCTTTATGATTTCTCGTGAACCTTCCCAAATCCAAAACTGTGGATCCGTCAATGTGTTAAGTATTGTTTCAGGAAAACCGCTTGTGTCTTCTCCATGTTTATATGTCTTTACAACCTTGAAGTACCTAATCACATACATACTGTCATGCATCTTTTGAATAATGCTTATGATGTCACTATCTTGAAAGTACTTTGCTTTGTTGATTGCCTTGAATATTGCTTTAGACTTGCACTCTGGGCACTTCCCCTTTGTGTTATGTGCTGCCTTATCTAATATGAGTCGGTTTCCACAATGACTACATACTCCATCTATCACTTTCGTTCTGCCTCTTCGCTTATAGAATATATATTTGCTCTTTGGCATTGATTTCTTGATAATCCAATCCGTAAAGTCTTTAGGCAAATTAGGAATTTGACTCATCAGCTCATCAATTTGCAATCTGAGTTTCTGCTTTCTTGTCATACCGCTCACCCGCTTTCTAAAGCAAATCATCCAGTGAGATATCCACTTTTCTCCGCTTCGCTGTACCAATGTTTACTACTTTTTGAGTCACTCCCATTTTTTCTGGCGCCACTTCGACATTTTCAATTCCGAAGTATTCCATTACTGCCTTAAAACCTTCTTCAGGTGTGAGCATGACCATGCCGGATTTCTTCTTTTTTCTCGCAACACTTTCCATGTGCTTAAATGACCCCTCAACTGTTTTCCCTTCTGCTAGGATTGCTTCTGCATGCCCAGGGTGCTCAGTGATATATTCAATCAAGTACTGTCCAATGTACTGGACGTAGTCGTTATCCGTTTTTTCTTCCATTTCCGTTCTTAACTTATCAATCGCTTGTTTTACCAAAACGTGCCCCTCCGATCACTTATAAACTTAGTTTCCCGTCTTATCCCGCTTCCGATATTCTTTCAACTCTATCAACCACTCGGCCAGCTGTGCATGTTCTTCAGCACATTGCCCGCAGTTTGTTTCTGACGCTTCTTTTGAATGTGCTATTGCCTCATCAAGAGTCATTGCCATGCTTTCATCATCCTTTCTATTTGAGTACGCTTCAATTGCTAGATTTATTCTGCATGCGTTTTGCATCGTACATTCTGAACATTCATGATCTAAGCTGCAGTCTTTCGGATTAAAACGATAGTTAACCTTTAGTCTTTCCACGTTTCTTCCTTTCATCAAAATAGAATCCATTTTGTACAGGGCCTTTTATAATGCCTCTTTCTGCTTGATCTAATAACAATAGAAATACCTCTATAGGTTTCCGTTTAATTTCTGCTGCAATATCTATAAGAACCTTGCCCTCTTTCCAATAATTTCTGACTAGGTGTACTTGGCTTTCTTCCCAAATAAAATCAATTTCCTCTAATGCAATATGTGCTGCCATATCATCCTCACTTTTTAAAAGCGGCCTTCCCAGCGTCCATTTACTTCCTATAGGCATTGCTGGCATTGTAGTGTGTGCCGGGAAGACCAGACTAGTAAGAGTTTAATCAATTACCTCAATGCTGTAACTTCTGAATACAGGCTTATGCTTCCCGCTTCCTGGGAACAACCTACAAGTCATTGCATTCTCAGTTCTGTTTGTAATAGGCCACTTGTGATTTTTAGTTACAAAGAACCCATTTACTGAACCCTCCGGCTTAACAATTTCACCTATGTATTCCTGAGGACTATCACATGAATGTCCATAACCACAGAGGCACGTTGCTTTAATTTTTTCGTTCATCTTGTCGCCTTCCTTTCGCCAGTAGTCTCTAGCAATATCTAACGCTTCGAAGAAATCTAGTCCCTGCTCTGTCAATACATCAACCATGCATACAATTACATCATTCATCTTTGACACTTCCCGCTTCTTCTCGTGCAAGTTCTTCTGAAAACTCACACCAACATCTTCTGCACTTGTTCTCATCCCTTACACCTTCACAGGCATCTATACCTTCAGGACACATTGATGTTGCTAGTACATTTATAAGCGCAATATATGGGTTCATGAATTGCTCACCCCAATCTCAATCGATATCCAAATTGCACAGGCAAATACTGCCGCTGCCATAACGTAAAACACTTTTAGCTGGTCCATATACACAATCAGATAGATAATCGCCACGCCTAGAAGCAGTGTGATCAGTTCCATAATCCTTTTTAGCGCTTTAAGTTTTAGATGCTTCTTTTCGCGCTTTCTAAATTCTGAGTTTGTAATCGAAAATACGGTCGGTGTATTTCTTCTACTATCTCGATAAATTTTCTCTGTGATGCCCTGGCTTATCAAAAAAGAAAAAACCATGGCCACCACTAGGATAATCATCAACATACTTCCCACACCCGCTTTCTATGTGTATTCTTTGCATTGATGTAATCAAGAAACATAAGAGCTCCATTGAATCTAATGCGGTACTGCTCTACATCCGCTGCCTCAATGTACTGCCTTCCGAAATGTGCTTTCATATCTCGCCAAATGCCCCATGGGATGAAAAAGAAGTCTTCATCTATGCCAGCAACTACTCCGGCTACCGCTCCAAGTGCTTCGTGATACTCAAGCTTTTCCATTTGCTCTTTTGTCAGTACACTGCGTTTGATTCTGTCTTTGCTTGTATACTTAGCCTCAAAGCATATTGCACGACCACCGCGGAGTGTGCCCTTGAAATCCGGTTCAGCTTTCTTGATGAAACGTCCTGTAAACAAACCTCTTGCATGTTTCTTAGTCACCTTGAACGGTTCAGGCGTCTTACTGATTTCAGCGAGCCCATGATTCTTGTAATATGCACATCCACCTTCTATGAATTTTTCGAAGTTTTGACCTCGTGCAGAATTGACCATGTTCTGGTACCTTTGCTGCGCTTTCTTGTTGTCTTCCAAATTTGACCGCCTTTCTATTCCAGCTTATAGAACTTCAAATATATAGACCATCCCGTTAAATCATTGAATCTGTATTCAATTCCTTCATCACCATCTGCCACAAACCAACCTTTGTATTTTCTTTCCCAGTAGTCTTTACCTGGGTATTCTCTCCTGATTTTTTCAATTTCTCTTCTGCGATATTTCATATCATCCGTTTCAGATGTGGGGCGCTTTAAATTTCTCGAAGAGGTCCATCTTTGTTTTCTCCCCGGTTGTCCCGCAAGATATTTCGCAAGCGCCTTCATTCCTTCTCCCGTTGGTTGAAGCCTATCTGCATTTACAAATCCAATACTTTTCCCTCGTTTTGACCAAGTGTCTTCAATCTCATCCCGTGATAAATCTCCATCCATGATGATGTGATGATGAAGCCTATCTGGTGCAACTTCATCGTCACTTTCAAAATCTGGTGTAACTAGTATGTATCTTAGAGAGGATAGCCCTTTCTTTTTCCTTAAGTACTTTAATCGTCTTATGAACTTTTTAACTTCCTTTTCAGCCTCTGCTAAAGTTCCTGGTAAATTTTCTTCTGAGTAAGTAAGGCTCACATGTAAATCGTCCTTTGAGAAATTACTATTGATGAGCCATGTCAGATATCTTACTGCATTGCGATTATTCAGTACGCGTTGAGCAGGTGCAGAAATCTTCTTCCTTGATGATCTTCTCTCTTTTACACTCAGAGCTTGTGTTCTTGTGTATGGAAAAATATCAACTTCCATGTAATGTTTCCCACATCTGATCTTTTTCTCTCTGATGTAATTCTGAATGTACTTGTTCAAATTCATCCTCCCTCGAATCATTTGGTCATAAAGTTAAGACTCTATACAAGCCCTTAATGACATTGGTGTTTCAATGCCAGAAGCTTGACGTTACTCGGTTTGAAGGATATAATATAGGTAATCAAATCCGAGATTTTTTTAGCGAATTATCGACGGTATTTAGAGCGT